AAGTTCTTTGCGTCAATGCCATACGAACAGTTTACGGACTGGAAGATACATGGATATGACATTCCTGATTCTGTTTACGCAATAATCAGGACCTCTGATGACAACGGAAAAGTAGAAGAATATTTTTACAACACCGAGCACCATACAAGGAACCGCATAGCTAAATCAATTAAAGAAAACAAGGAAATTTACCTATGCACTATGGAAGGAATGTACCACCTTAAACCAAACGATTTACCTTTCGATTTCAACAACAAATGAACAAAAAAACATTTAATAGAAGACTACAACAATTAAGTAGCGAGTTATACCAACACGTTTACAAAGACGAGTTGCTTAACATAATGTCACAACAAGTGTTAGATGATACACCAGTCTGTGACTCGTTAATCATACCTAATCCAAAATATATTAAAGCTTAAGTGGTTATAAGCAAAAATACCTGTTAATCTATTCAAAACTAGTAACTTTAAAACAATCTAGTCTTTATGCAAATTTACTCTAAAGGCAACTTCTATTTAGGCATGGATGAAGAAAAGTTTTGCGACTTTGATATACATGTTGGTAGATTCGTGTTACAGTACACTTGTCCATCAGGACAAATAAAACCACCACCCAAGGATGATGGAGCGAGCAACCGACCCATGGAAGGACCAACTGACGGATAGTCAGATGGAGAAGCTCTTTAAATGTTTAAAGACATTTATGATCTTCGATCCTGAAATGCCATTGCAACTACAATTGACTTTCTTATACATCGCATCACATGACGGGTGTCATAAGCAAGCGATGGAAGCTGCATTGGGTTACTCGAATGCTGCTGGTAGTAGAAACACTGACTACTTAGCAGAGATTCATCGCTATAAAAACAAACCGGGGCTGAAACTGATTAGCAAGGAACGAGATCCTTCTAATCTGAGGAGGTATCAACTCGTCCTTACTAAATCTGGTAAGCAACTGGTAGATACTCTCAAGGAACAACTCTATGGCTAAAGCTATTACTTGGGGAGAGTGCTTAGATTACACGCTCCGCAATCTCGAAACGTGGCGTAATGGAGGAGGACGCGAGTCTGCAATCCTATATTCCGGATACTTTACTAATTATCAAGGACGAACATTTCCAGCTCATCGGATCTCGAAAGCTCTAATGACTGATATATGTACGTCACTTGAAGAGTCTGGTAAAAAGAATGCCACTATCAATAGGTTTATATCGGCAGTCTCGACAGTACTTAAATTCTGTAAAGAGAATGAAGTTATTACCTTTGATCTTCCCACTCCTTTTAAACGCAGAAAGGAACGTGACAAAACTGTTCGCAAGTATTACACCAAAGAACAAGTTAAGGAAATGCTACGCATATCCAAGGACTACATGTTCAGGGACGACTTGCATGACTTAATCCTCGCAGCATCCTTAACAGGTATGCGATTAAGTGAGTTACTTAAGTTACCGGCATGGGCGGTAGACTTCAATCTTGGCGTTATCAACGTTGAAATGACTAAGAATGAAGAAGCTAGATGTGTACCAATACATCCAAAGCTACGTTCCACACTCATCAAGCGATGCGAAGATGCTCCACCAAAGGGTTACCCCGGTGTAAAAGTATTTGGTAATGACTGGAAAAATGCTGATGCTGTGCGTTGGCAATTTGGTCAACTAATACATAAACACATGGACTTCCCAGATGATGGGACATACGTATTCCATTGCTTAAGACATAGTTTTGCTACTTGGCAACTTGCTGGTGGATGCCCACCCATTGATCTAATGAGCATATTAGGTCACCGTCATCTTCAGACAACAATGGTATATGCCAAGCCAACTGATGATGGTAAAAGAAACTCTATGAATAAGCTGGAATTTTAATAGTTCCATCGAATCCGTAGATACTACAATGTTTCCATTTACTGGATTTTATGAGATATGTTAAGCGTGTCTGTTATACTAAATTCGCTGAAAAGCCTTGGGAGTGTGGCGGAATTGGTAGACGCGCCGGACTTAAAAACCGCATAACATAAAATTCATAATGGTATCTGATCTTGGCAGAAATGCTGAGATCTTTTTATTTGCAAAGGTGTC